GGCGCGGATCGCGTGGTCGATCATTAAGAAGGAAGGCGCCAAGACGATGCTCGAGGTGTTCGGCAATCGGCAAGTGGAGATTTTGCGTGACACCGGAGTCCTGCTCAACAGCCTATCTCCTGGGCAGTTGACAGGCTCCGGCGAAAATATTGGCTATCTGAAGCCGGGCGGGGCTGGCGGTAGCGAGCAGATCATGGAAGCGGAGGGAGGTCATGTTATCGTGGGAACGAATGTGGCATATGCGAGTCGGCACCAACGCGGAGGCGACGGGGTGCCAGCCAGGCCGTTCCTGCCGGATGAACAGCATCCCGTGCCGCGAGTGTGGTGGGAACGATGGTTGGCGGTAGCAAATCGGGCATTGGTGGTCAGTGTTCAGATATTCTTTAGGCGGGCGGCATGAGTGAAAGTGCTTTGCTGCGGGCTGTGCGCGACCGGATTCGCCTTCATGCGGATTTTGAGAATCGGCAGGTGGAAGTCGAATTAGATGAGCACGTCCCGCCGACGTCCGGTGACCTGTATGTGTTGGTGGTGTCGGCTGGAGTTGAACCTGGGCCGAGCCATGTGACGAATGCTGGCGCGATCGACAAGTTGTATAACGTGGACGTCACAATCGCGATGCGAGCACCCAGAGTACCAAGCGACAGACGGCGCAGCCTGTTCATCGGTTTGTCGCAGAGTTTCGAGACGTACGAGGCAGCTGTAGAACTGCAGGTGGATTTCAAGTATCCGGTGTTGGCGGCAGCGAATGCGTACCTATTTGCCGAGACAGGTTCGACCGAAGGGTTTATCGAGCCGTTGAAGTTTGCGGGAGTAGGTCCATTTCGACAAGTCCCGGCGGAAACGTTTTATGCTGCAAGTGGCGAAATAGTTGCTGCGGTTGTGCGGACGATCAGGTTCCGCGGCGCTAGACGAATTCAAACGAGGGTTTAGCCATGTCTTTCATCGCGGGTGGATATACGGTCACGTACGACGGTGCGACGATAGGTCAAATCATGGACGGGATCACCATTGAGCACGTGGCGCAGAAACAGTTGATCGTCGGGGACAATTTTGGACAAACTCCGCAGGATGCGGTCTACCAGGGGATGGAGTGCTTCATTGAATTCGTCTGCATGGAATACAACCAGGCGAAAGCAAAGTTGGCGTTTTGGCCGTACCATGCGACGTTTGGGACGATCAGTACAGTCGGCCGCACAGACGTCGGATCGTCACTGGTGAAGACGTTGGTAATGACATCGACGGCAGGGACGCCCGCTGCCACGCAACCAACCTCGGTCACGGCGACCCGCGCGATACTGGCGGAAGGATTCCCGGTGCGGCTATTATTCGCTCCCGCGCTGAGGGAAATACCATTTCGATTTCGATTGTACCCTGACGCAAGTGGGCTATTTTTCACGATTGTTGAGAGTTGATGTCGGAAGAACTTCGCATAGTGGTTGTCGATCAGGATGGCGCACGAGCCAGGGCCCAAGCCGGTGCGCAGGCCGGCCAACGACCACCTTGGGCACAAGCGGCACCGTGGGCACAAGTACCACGATGGCCACAAGCGGCACCGAGGCCACAACCGGCACCAAAGCCGCCCCCAGCGCCATTGAAGGAGCCGCCGAGCGCAGCCGATCGGCAGAGGGCCGCAGACGAGAAAGCAGCCAAAGACAGAGAGAATGCGGCCAAGGCTTCGAGCAAAGCGCTTCAGCAGACGGAAACCAAGGCCAGGGCGACGATCGGCCGATTAAGCCAGATTGGCGCAGCGCTAGCAGCCGGGCGCGTGGGCGGGGCGTTGGCAACGGGCGCCGCGGGAGTCATGGCGGTCTTGACGGGCCCGGTAGGGATCGCTGCAGCGGCCATAGCAGCAGCGCTAGGCGTGGCGGCTATTGCGGTCCGGTCGTTCACAAAAGTGGTCCGGGGATTCGCTCAGACGGTTGAGGGGCAGGTTCAGGCGCTGGCTGGATTCAGCCCGCAGGTCACGTTAGCCCAGGCCCAAACGGAGTTGCAAAGGACGATGGCCCAGTTCAGGCGGGCGCAAGCGATCGGGCCTGAATTGGCCACGGCAGAGAGATTGCGAGCGAATTTTGAAACACGAATGACTGACCTCGTCACGACGGTCTTGAAAGCAATCTTGAGATGGATCGACCGCAACGAGCCGGTGATCGATGGCTTGCTCCGGCTGATTGATCTTTTGGTCAGATTCATCGAGAAGTACGCGATTCCATTTATCGAATTCATTTGGGCAATTTTCGAGGCGCTGAACCTGAAGTTGATTATGGAGTTGCTGAAAAAGATCGGCAAGAACACAGAAAAGGAAGAGCCGCCGGCAGATGATCCCTTCATGCTCGATTTCATGAATATGATTCCGGGTCGGCCTGGTTTCTGGCCAGAAGGTCAATTGTTGCCCCCAGGGCCAGAGGGCGTGTGACGATGCCGGGTTTGCCAGCTACCGGAACGCTACACTACAACGGATACGACTTTACCGGTGCGCACCACATTACGGTTGAACAGGCGGCGATATTGGACGAAACAGGGCGAACGACCAAAGAGCATAGGATTACGATCACGGCGTATGCGATCGTGACGGAGGGCGTATCAACTGCTGACACGTTGGATGAGGTGATGGAGGATTTGCGATTCAAGTTGATGAAGTCCGGGGGTGTCCTGATCTTCAAAAATAAGGGTTTCGGGAACGACTTGGTAATCAATCGGGGTACGAAGCGGGACGTCAACAACGGGCCCCATCCAGAGCTGTTGTCGTGGAACCCAATAGGCGACAACCGAGCGGCCGAAATCGTTTGGCGCGTAACCGTGACGGTCGGGCCATGCAAGGGATTCAAATCGCGCGGGATCAAATCGATACAGTGGGGAATCGGCTGGTCAATCGATCAATACGGGATGACGACCAGAACGCTGACGGGATTCATCGAAACTTTATCGGTGTTGGGGGTTGATTCGGCGGATAGATACCGAGATTTTTTCGCACCGATGTTGTTGGCGGGGTTCAACAGGACACAGAACTGGACGTTAGCTGGCAACAAGGCGCGGATCGATTTCTCGATCATGGACACGGAGATCAATTCGCCAAACCCATATCCGGCCAACGTCACAATGATCGATTGCCGGACAAGGATGTCGTGGAGACGGGACAAGGAGGGTTTCAAGCCAACGATTACGATGACGGCGACCATTGCGATGCAGGCCGGAATTACGGCCGCCGAGGCATGGGCGATATTTCATACGTTGGCTTCGCAGCGGTTGGATTGGGCGAAGCGTCGCGGGGTGTATCCGTTCCTCACAGCATTGGACATCGAAGAGGACCTATTTAACAGACCGCAATCGTTCGGGATTTCTTACACGCTCTTGACAGGGTTGCGGAATGTCATCGGTGATTCAGGGCTATGGCGGCCGATCGGAACTACGTGGGAGCGTTGGGCCATATCGCTCGCGGGCACGGCATTCTCGAATCGAGGTTCATCAAGATTGTTGGACATTGCGGCGGACGAAGCAATCGTGAATCTCTGCACCGGAGACAAGATCATCTCGCCAAACAATGCCCAGTTGCACGTATTCGTTTCGCCGGGTGAGTTGAGAATGGGCCAGTTTCAAAACACGAAGCCGCCGGAGGAGAAAAGCTGGATCAAATATGACAGTGCAGCCATTCCATACAGGGATCGTCCCGCGGTGCGCCAGTCGCCATTGCAAGAACAAGACGACACGGAGCCTGGATCCCATGATGCCAATCAATCGGGCATTGTGCCGGGACGGGTGTTAGATTATGGAACTAACACCCGTCCCGGCATTGCCGATACGATTCAGGTAGGGGGCGCAAGTCGATATGGGATCAGGCTCGTCGGAAAGGCCACGCGCGTTGGCCACGTGATACCACGGCCTAGGCTGGAAAAGGTCGGCACACAGTCGCCGGTGGAAGTAGCTAGTGTCTTCCAGCAGCGCGTGGTCGACACGTATTTCGGCATTGACCTCTTTGAGGCGCGGTGGTCGATCGATTATATGATCGCAGCAAACCCGGGCAGAGTAGCAATTCCGGTCAATTATTCAGCGATAGGTTGAGGGGCATGACGAGAAAAAAGAAGCTAGTACGGGCGCGTCGCGAGCCGTCAGCCAACGGCGCAGCGCAGGATGGGTTGATCAAATTCGACGTGCGCGGTGGTCAATACGATGGCCACACAATCGAGATGGATCCGTTGTTGGTCAAGTTGTCGGCGGAGGAACTGGAACGCAAGCACGGATTGGAGATCATCGATGGTCGGTATCAGCCGACGGCTCAGTTCGCGAAGGACCTATGCACGTCATTGGTCGAGATCGGATACGAATGCACGCCAGCAATTGCAATGCGTGCATGGGTCGTGTGTGCGGATTATTTTGCGGACCTGCAAAAAAAAACGAACTGACGGCCGAACTGACTTATTGGTATGGGGTCGATGCAGGAGCATTAAGCAGGGAACGACAGCTCGGGCTCCTCGCCAATCTGAGGAGGATACAGGCTCAGCAGAGGATATTTGATGGGCGGTACGATCACACGGACTATGAGGTCGTTTACGATCTGCATCTATTGGCGTATGGCAATGAGCAGTTAGCGAGACGGGCGCGATTGGAGTCGCTGAAACAGGTAGTCCGTGAAGAAACGGAAGCCGCGCGGATCGCAATGAAACGGTGATGTATGGGTTTGGTGAACCGAGTACGCGAGAGATTCTTGGGGAAGCCGTTGACGGCATCCTACAAGCACTTCCCGTATCACATGTTCACCCAGGTCCGGGATTTACCATTATTCACCTATGAGACGATCCGCCAGATGTTGATTGACCCGACGATCCGGCTCGGATTGGCCATGCGCGCCGCACCGTTGTATCAAGCTGAGTTCGCGTACAAGATTGGCGCGTCCCAGGGCGTCACGAAGTGGGTCCCGGGAGTAATTGCAGATCGGCCAGAGGTCGCCAGGTTCGTTTACAAACAGTTGGGGCGAATATGGTCGTTCGACTTAGACAAGATTCTGTCGGCGCAGATATGGGGTTGGTCGGCCGGAGAGGTCACGTACAAGTTGCAGGATGGTCAGGTTCAGATCGATCGGTTGCTGGAACGGGCAGCTATCGACGTGTTGGCGCTCAGGCGTGGCGGGGAGCTGGCAGGAACCCGTGTGCAGAGAATGGGCGCGGGCTTGGGACACGTGGACCTGGAGTTTCCGAAAAGTTGGTGGCACGCTTACAACGCTGAATGCGACTCGCCGTATGGGGTCAGCGCTTGTAAGGGGGCCCACAGCCCTTGGGCCGACAAGTGGTTGAACGGCGGCGCGCTAGACGTGCGAAGGCTGTTTGCGCACAAGGACGCATACGGCGGATTGGACATGGGTTATCCGCCAGGAACAACGAACATTGACGGCAAAGGTGAAGTGCCAAACAGGGATATTGTCCGAGAAATGGCTGAACAGGCCAAGGCGGGGCATATCATCACGAGGCCGAGCAAACGGTACGCGGATGGCAGCGAAATGTGGCCAATCGAACGGGCTACTGTGCCGTCGAACCCGACGCATATTTTCGATTATCCAAAGCAGCTGGACATTGAAATGTTGCGCGGGTTGGAAATACCGGACGACGTGTTAACGTCGGAGGGCTCTGGCGCGTGGCAGGGCAAACAAGTTCCGATGCAAGCGTTTTTCACGAATGCCGACCGGTGGCTGTCTCAGGTCGTGGCGGTGGTGGTGACACAGCTGATGGAGCCATTGGTGCTGTTGAACTACGGAAAAGCTGAAGCATTTGAAGTGCAGACAAAGCCGTTGGCTCAGCAAGCAATGGAACAGATGCGGCAGCCCGAGGGTCAGGCCCAGCAACAGCCAGGGACCCAGCCAGGACAGCAACGGATGGCGGTGGACGAACCGACGGCTGCTGAGTTGCTTGTTGGTCGTGGAATAGTTGACGCCGCGGACTTGGTCGCGGCCGGCCGGAAGTTTTTGGAGAGGAACGGACATGGGCTCATCCGAAGTTTTAACGCCTGAGATTTTCAATCTGACGTTGACCAACGCGAACACGGAATACTCGCAGCAACTATCGGTTGGCACGAAATATTTCTCGGCCCAGTGCCGCACGGCGTTTGATGTGCGGTATGCGTTCGTGACCGGGAAGGTTGCAACGCCAACGGCGCCTTGGGGGACGATCAAGTCAGGGATGTGGTACAACAGCCCGGAGAAACTTGGGTGGGCCGAGGACCTCGTTGTACAGCCGAGAACGATTTACTGCGGCTCGGGGCAGGCCGGGGTCGTGGTTGAGATCATTTGCTGGAAGGAAACATAGAGGACCCGAAACGTGGCAGACAACACAACCCTAAATATTGGCACCGGTGGTGATGCACTGCGAACAGATGACAATGCAGGGATCAAGACGCCGGTAACCAAAATCGAATTGGGAATCGATGGAGCGTTTAACGGTTTTGTCGCCGCCACGAATCCGCTGCCCGTTGCGGGCAACACGGTCAAGAACGGCACGGGCACGGTACTGGCAATTTTGCTCGATGCCGATGGAAATGTTCAATGCGACCTCGTTGGCGCTTTACCAGCGGGTACGAATGCAATCGGCAAACTTGCAGCAAATAATGGAGTGGACATCGGGGATGTGGATGTGGCATCGATCGTCCCCGGAACGGGTGCGACGAACCTCGGAAAAGCAGTAGACAGCGCTTCCGGGGCGACGGACACCGGAGTTGCGCCGCTGGCAGTCAGAGACGACGCCCTGAGTGCCTTGACACCGGTCGAGAGCGACTATGTGCCGCTGCGGGTCGACGCCAACGGCGCGCTGTGGACCATCCACAGCGGAACGATAGCGGCGACGCAGTCAGGCACGTGGAACATTGGAACGGTAACGGCGGTAACGTCGATTACAAACCCGTTGCCAGCCGGTACAAATGCGATAGGAAAGTTGGCCGCGAATTCCGGGGTTGACATCGGAGATGTCGATATAACGTCGATCATCCCCGGAACAGGTGCGACGAACCTGGGCAAGGCGGTTGATTCGTTGGCCGGGGCGACGGACACAGGGATGGCCATCCTGGCCATCAGGGATGACGCGCTGAGCGCTTTGACGCCCGTTGAGGGTGACTATGCCCCAACACGTGTGGACGCCAACGGCGCGCTGTGGGTGATCACCAGCGGCAACACCACAGTTGTCGGTACGGGCACATTCGCGGTTCAAGTCAGCGCGGCCTTACCGACTGGCACAAACAACATTGGCGATGTCGATGTACTGACCGTGCCAGCGCCGCTTTCAACGACCGGTGGTGGCACGGAAGCAACGGCTCTGCGCGTAACGGTCGCCAGCGATTCAACGGGCGTCGTATCGGTCGATGACAACGCTGGTTCCTTGACGGTTGATGGGACCGTTACGGCGAACTTGGCTGCGGGCACGAACAACATCGGTGACGTAGATGTTCTGACTCAGCCGGCTAGAGTCAGAACAACGGATACGATTAGCGCCGCTCTGGCAACAGATGCGTTGATGGTGGCGGCGACGGCATTGACTCCGAAGTTTGCCAAGTTCAGCTCAGCGACGACGGGCAATCAATCGCTCGTGGCAGCCGTAGCCGGCAAGATAATTCGGATTTTATCGCTTCAAGTGATCGGGACGGCCGGTACCAATGCAATTTATCTGAATGACGGGACGGCGGATTTGTACGCGGACGCGACACGTAAAATTCCGTTGGACGTCACTGGGGCTACCGGTCCTGGAGGATTGACGCTGCCGTTTAGCCCTCTTGGCTGGTTTGAGACAGCGGCGGTCACCAGGGCAGTCAATATCAATTTAGGATTGGCAAATGGCGTAGTGGCCGTGGCGACCTACGTCGAAGTCTAACGAGCAAAGGATTTGATCATGGCGATAACAGACCCGGAAGCCGTTCGATTCAGCAACGAGCGTGCAAGGGTGTTTGCTGATGCCTTGCTGCAAGCGATCGAGACGGCCGATGCGTTCATTGCGGAATGGACGGCAAACCCAATGTTGGCGACGTTGATTCCGAATTCCGGCATAGAGATCGTAAACGATGGGGCGGCGATTGACGGCAGACACCCAGCGACAGGCGCAAAAATCAATGTCCTCGTCACGGCGGCGACGGACCTGGCGACGTGGGGCAACACGGGAACCCCAACAAGGAAAGATCGCCTGCGTGCATTTGCCGTGAATGGACAGCCGAGATTTTGAGAAAATAAATGGCCTTGTCAGCTAATACTGTCTGGGAGGTCAGGGACACTGGATCGGATGGCAACGGCGGAGGTTTCGTCGCTGAAGCATCTGGTACGGATCGATCCCAGCAAGCTGCGGCACACGCCACACTCACCACTCTCAGCACGGTTCACACGACGACTGAGCAGATCAATGTGTCGACGACGGACTACACGGTGATTGCCGCTGACGTCGGGAACATTCTTCAAATTACTGGGGGCACCGCGACAGCTGGCTTCTACCGCATCATTGCTGCCGACACAGTGTTTAACCGCTGGACAGTTGACCGGTCTGTCGGTACGGCGGGCCAGACGGTCGTTGGTGCGATGGGCGGCGCTTTGGCGTCCATAGCGAAAGCGGCCGGTGCGATGGTTGCGAGCAACAAAGTCTTCGTTAAAGGATCCTTCACCAGCACCGTAACGACAACGTTGTCTGTCAGCGTAACTCCCGGTAGTGTGACGATGCCGAATAGGTTGATTGGCTACTCAACTACAAGAGGTGATGCCGGAAGAGCAGTTTTGACTTTGTCGACAAGTACGGGTCTTATTGGGCTTGATGCCACTGGCAACGGATGGTGGATCGAGAACATCGAGGTTGATTGCGCGAATCTCGGCACATCAAAGGGAATACGAACCGTGTTCTATTCCGTGGTCAGAAATTGCAAAGTCCATAGGTTCACTTCAGTCGGCATTGAACCAACCTCAACCAGCCCGATCACAGTAGTCTCTGCAAATGAGATCACTAACGGTACAAGCGCGGCTTCAGGAGCTATTTCCGTCGTGGGCAATGTTGCCGTAATAGGGAATTATATCCACGACAATGCATGTACAGGAATTGTTGCTGCAAGCGGCTCGAATTTGATGGTCGTGCTGAATAACGTCGTCACGAATAATACTGGCGCGTCTTCGGATGGCATCCAAGTATGGTGGGCTTGCATCGTTGTCGGAAACACGATTCACGGCAATGGGCGGCATGGCATCAGTAGCACATCAGACAATACATTGATTGGGTCCTATTGGCAGAACAATTCCATCTCCGGGAATGGAGGTTATGGGATCGAATTTGCGCTGTCGTCCGGAAATCCAGCAGATTCAAACTGGGACGGTAACGCATTTGGGTATCCTGCGAACACAAGTGGGAGCCGCAATAACATGGACAACACGACCGGGATCAACAGCGTTGCACCGTACACGAATGTTCTCGATGTCACCGTAACGGTTGGATCACAATACATAAATGCCGCTGCCAATGATTACGATTTAAACGATATTGCCAATCAGGGCGCTTTATTGCGCGGGGCTGGGTTGCCAGAGACTTGGCCCGGCAACGCTGCCACATTGTCGAATCGCGACCTCGGCGCTTCCCAACACGCCGATCCAGTTGGAGGAGGAACACGTAATGTGCTGATCGGAGGATGACATTTGGCACTTACGTGAACTACTATGGCCCTTCATGCAAATACCGTCTTCGAGGTGCAAACCACAGGCGTCGACACGAACGGCGGCGGGTTTCGCTCGGACTCTCTTGGCACCGACAAGAGCTACGGGGCATCCCAAGCTGCCACAACCTGGACGGACCTGGAAGTCCATGCAACCACCAACACCAAGATCAAGAGCACTGGTGGGAGTCCGCGGGCATTCGATGGCACAGATCGCGGCAATCTAATTCAG